GTCCGCAGGTGCAGTCAACCCGATTGTCTCGCTGAATGCACAGTCCGCAGTCCAAACGGGTGCTGTGGCGGATTTCCGCACGGCGCGGGCCAACGTGCTGTTCCAAGTTACCGTGGCAGGTGCTCCCAGCATGGGGTCTGTCGCTTTCTATGGCTCCGCCGACGGCATCACATTTGTTCGCCTGACGACGGCATCTCTATACGGCGGCACCGGGGGCGCGATATCCATGGGTGTGATGACTCTGAACAATGCCACCAACTCCCTTGTGGCGCCGCTTCCCGCAGGGTCTCCCGCGACAGCTCTGAGATACTTCCGGGCAGACATCACTGTAGCCCTCTCAGGGGGTACCTCCCCCACGGTCACTGTATCCATAGGAGCCTACTGATGCCTGTCGCTGCCGCAACAAGTACTGACGGCGGCACCATGGTGCTGCCCTATACGGGTAATCCCGCTGTCTTCGGAATCACCCTCTCAGCCACCCTGGTCACAGCCGCTGGAAGCAGCTCGAAAACCGCATCCCCCTACGTTTCCATCGCAGGAGATGCTGCCCTAGCGGACCTCACAGTTGTGGCAGAGCTGCAACTGGCAACCCCGGCTATTATTGCCACGGCACTCGCGGGGGGCGCTGCGTATGACTCCGCGACATTCACACCCGTGCTGCTTTATCCGCAACCGAAGGACGGCGCCGTCCTCACCCTGCACTTCAATGGTGCCACTACAGCCTCTGCTGTTGTCACTGGAGGATAGAAAATGCCAACGCTTCAGAACCTGGTCGATCGTGTCCGTCAGGAGGTGGCTGGCTTTTCTCAGAATCAGCAACAGTTCACTTACCTCACAGCGCCGATCGGCACATCCGACCTGACCCTGGCTGTCAACGATGCGGGACAGCTGTCACGGGGTGAGGTCGAGGTTGACGGTTCTGAGCTCATGCTGGTGGACAGCGTGAACACCAACGCGGGTACTCTCACCATCACGCCCTTCGGCAGGGGCTGGGCAGGAAGCACGGTAACTGCGCACTCCGCGAATGCCCGCATCGAGAACAACCCCATCTGGCCTACGGTTCGTATCGTGGAGGCGGTCAATGACACAATCCGAGGCGTCTACCCCCAAATCTGGGCGACCAACACCACGTCCATCCCCAAGATCTCTGTCGTATACGAATATGGACTCCCCGCCGATGCTGAGGAGATCCTCTCGGTCCAGTACCAGCTCATCGGGCCGTCGCACGTCTGGCGCTTCGCGCAAAACTGGCGCTTCGTAGGGCAGGCCAACATCGCCACAGGCGAGTTGGGGTCCACAGGCAAGTCCCTGTTCATCGCGGATGATGTTGTTCCTGGCCGTCAGATCTTCGTGACCTACCGCAAAGAGCCCACCGAACTGGTGAACCTTACCGACGACTTCGCCACGGTGACAGGCCTTCCCGGCACGTCACAGGACGTGATCGTCTGGGGGGCTTGCTCCAAGCTCGCCGTGCAGCTTGAAGGTCCGCGTCTCACCATGGCTGCTGTGGAAGCCTCTGAGCGTGCTCAGTACGTGCAGCCTGGCTCCGCCACCCGAGTGTCCCAGTACTTCGACCAGAAGTACAGCACACGCTTGGAGCAGGAGGCTGCAAAGCAGCGAGACAGGTTCCAGATACCTTCCCACTTCGACTTCTAGCAGGAGAGCAATGTCTGATAAGATTGCTTGGGCTGCGGGTTTGTTTGAGGGTGAAGGTTGCTCTTCTTGGAACAACCGAAACAAGCGGGTGAGCTTACAACTGGCCACCACCGATCGAGATGTAGTCGAAAGGTTCTTCAGGGCTATAGGGCGGCGAGGAATCATCAACGGACCCTATCGCCCCAAGAACCCTAGGGCCAAGTCTTACTGGTTATGGTCAGTGAATAGGCATCCTCAGGTGGTTGAGGTGGCAAATCTACTTCGACCCTATCTCGGCGAGCGCAGACTAGCAAAGCTAGACCAGATCCTCACCTTCCACACTTACCGAGACAACTTCTAGGACTCTCCGTGCCAACAGGTCAACAGTATGCAACCAACGTACCCCAGACCACACTGACTGGTCTGATCAGCCCCACAGCCACTGTCATGTCTGTGGCTTCTTCCTCCGGCTGGCCAGCCACCCCGTTCACTGCCATCCTTGAGATCGGAACTTCTTTGCAGGAGCCGGTGGATGTGACCAACATCACCGGAACCACCTGGACTGTTGTCCGCGCCATTGATGGCACTATTGGGGTCACCCACCAAGTCGGCGCCACCGTCACGCACGGCGACATCGGACGAGACTTCCGTGAGGCGCGCACCCACATAGACGCCTCCACGGGTGTCCACGGACTCACGGGTGGGTCTTCCGTGGTCGGCACCACGGACACTCAGTCTCTCTCCAACAAGACCCTGACGAGCGCCTCGCTCACCGGTGCTGGAACCACATTCTTCGGTCAGATCGGCGGAAGCGCGAACCTGTCCGTGCAGACCCTGGCGGTCCAGGGGCAGGGCGGGTCTGCCAACAACGTTACCTTCAAGTACATCAACCCCCTGGTCGGCCCACCGACCGGGGGCGCCTACAGCACCGGTGATGTCACCTTCGACGTTGCGGGCAACATGTGGTACAACATCGCTGGCGGGAGTCCCGGCACGTTCGTTCCCATAAACAGCCAGTACAATGTGAGAAGTTCCCTTCCAGGGTCGATTGCGGTGCCCTCCTGGGCAAACACTGTGAGGCTTAACTGGAGTGCCCGCACATCAAGCAGCACGGCCAACGGTGAGACTTTCAGCTTGCAGCTAAACGGGGACACCGGGTCGAACTACACCTGGCAGAACCTCACGGGCAACGTCTCTACGGCGGTTGCCAACAACTCCGGCGGCCTTGTAACCTCCATCAAGATTGGAATCATCCCCGACTCCACCTCCACAGCCAACTACTTCGGCGCGGGTGAGTTCATCATCACCAACTGCCAGGCTGCTATCAACAAGAATGTGACCTCGTACTTCACCAGCTCCCTCACCGCCTCTACTGGCTGGACGGGGACCGGTGGTGGGACCTGGCAGAGCACGGCTGCCGTTACGAGTCTTTTGATCTTTCCAGCGGCCGGTAGCTTTGTTGCGGGATCGCCGGCAGATGTTTCCGTCTACGTTTAATGCGGGGCCATGGGTCTGACGAACTTCCAACAGAATACCGCCGGTATTGCCCAGCCGTCCCCCGCAGGACTGGCCCCGATTCCGGGGCCGTACACCAACCAGTACAAGCACGCGGACATCTCCTACGACTACGCCATCGGCGGGATCCCCTTCCTGGCTGGTGAGGGCGGCCGTGGCACCTACTTCCGTAGGATTTACACCAGGACATTCTCTCCTATTCGCAAGGATCAGTTCGACAACCAGCAGGCCCCCGGTGAGCAATCCATCTGGGGGTGGTGGCTGCGCTCTCAGAGCGCCTTCGCTGGGGGTGCTGGTGTTCAGTTCTTGGACACCGTGGTTGACCCCACGTACAGCCAGCGATACTTCTACTCCGAGAATCTTGACATGCTCTCCACCCCTGGGCAGGCCACGCTGCTTCAGCAGACCGGCCTGGAGACTGGAATCTCCACCGTGGGTCCTGTGAAGCTCCGCAGTGCAAACAACGGCCCTGGGGCGACTGCTGGCCGTGATGGTGTCCTTGTGCTTGATGTGGGTGCCTCAACCCTGAAGTTCTTCAGCACCAATGGCGGCATCGGAACCTACACCATGCCGGGGGGCTTGACGGGTCTGGCCAACACGCTCACTGATGACGGCACCAACTACTACTTTGCCGACAAGACCGGGATCTACAAAGGGACAATCAGCAGCAGCGCTGCTGCCACCAAGATCTGGAACGTTCCCAGTACTTCGGGGAACTATGTACTCGGCTGGGTGAAGGGCCGCCTTGTGGCGGGCCTAGACAACAATGTATATGAGCTTGTCGGGGGCTCTCCGCCAACCCTGCCCACCCCCAAGTTCACCCACCAGAACGCCAGCTATGTCTTCACAGACATAAGCGAGACCGGCACAGCTATTCTCGTGTCCGGCAATGCCGGTGGTGCGGTCAGCCAGATCCACAAGTTCACCCTGGACACCGGTGGGGCTATGCCCGTTCTGACCTCCGGCATAGTTGCCGCACAGATGCCCTTCGGTGAGAAAATTCTTTCCATGTACGCGTATGTGGGAACCTACGTGGGCATCGGCACCAACAAGGGCTTTCGTGTTGCGCAGACCGATATCAACGGAAACCTGTCCTACGGCCCGCTTGTGGTACAGGACCCCACTAACGTGGGAGTTCAGGCGATTGCTGGCTACGACAGGTTCCTGTTCATCGGCAACCAGGGCAACAAACTGGTACCGCAGGCTGGCTGGGTGAACCCCCCGGATGCCGCCGTGACTGATACGCTGATGCGCGTAGACCTGTCCCAGCAGACTTCCACCGGTAGTCAGCCGTTCTGCAATGACAGCATGCCCTGGAGCCCTACCGGTGGCCCGAACAGCACTGGCGCGTTCTACGCGCCGACCGGTTCAGCAGTGAACAGCATCGCCAATATGGGCCAAAGCGGCTTCATTGCGTGGTCTACCGGCAGCTCCGTATACACAAACCGTGCAGCCCAGAAGATGCCCAGCGGGTTCCTGTATACCTCTAAAATCCGGTTCAACACACTTGAGCCCAAGCACTTCAAGTATGTCTATCTGCGCCACCAGAACATTACTGACGGATCTATCGACATCTCTGGCCAGAACCCCAACATGCAGTTGGCAACTATTGCTCCGGGGATTGTGGGATCCAGTGTTGTCGGGGCCACTTCGCCGTTTTTCATCAGTGACTTCGGCAACTCTCAAGAGTGGTTCCAGTTGAAGTTCACACTACATGCCGGGACTGCCAACCCCAACTACAGCCCCATCCTCAACGGATATCAGCTCCGTGGGCTTCCCGGTGTGTCCCGGCAGGTTCTCATCGAGGTCCCCTTGCTGTGCTTCGACCATGAAGACGATCACTTTGGCAACCCCCACGGGTCCGACGGCTTCGCCTATCAGAGACTCAAAGCCATTGAGGCCTTAACGGCATCCGGGAACATCGTCCTGTTCCAGGATTTGAACTATAACGACGCCAGCCTGGTGATCGTGGACGACTACAAGTTTGAGCAGCAGTCTCCGGAACTGGCCAAGGCTGCCTCAAAGAACAACATGAATTCTAATGCCCATGGCGGATACCTGATCCTGGTTTGCCGCGTCGTCGCATAGGAGGGTTATGAATCTGACAGATTTCCTACAGATATTGCTGGCGATCTGTTCTGTCACTGCGATTGTCGTGGTTGGGCGGTCCAACATCAAGAAGCAGATCATCTCTGATCTTCAGGCATTGGTGATGTCTCATGAGCAGACCATCAACCGACTGAAGCTGGAGAACATCCAGCTTCGCACAGACAGCTCTGAGAAGGACGTGCGCATCTGCGCACTTGAGGAGACGATCGATGGATACTCCGAGCTGGTTCGTCAGGGATATATCGCTGGGGGCAGTGGGGCACGAGGTCGAAACCGTTCAGCTTCTGCTAAGACTCCCTAAGACAGGACGTTTGGATGAGGACACACTACGGGCCATCCGAGGATGGCAGAGACTCCACGGACTCCCGTCCACGGGTGTGGTTGACGCAATCACAGCTCGAACACTCGGCGAACTTCATTGGGTCGCCGCTCCAGAAGCACATGGCAGACGCTATACGGGAAGCGGAACGGATTGGATTCGATGGGATGGTTCGAGCGCAGCCCGGAACTTCAATCAGCTATCAGGCGTCCTTGGCGATGCTGGGGATGGATAGTCTGTGATCAAGTACTATGATGTGTCATCCTTCCAGGGAACGATGCAGCTCCCCTCAGACACGGCTGCCATCGTGGCCAAGGCCACGGAGGGGCACTACTACCGGGATTCTTCCTACGCCTGGTTGAAGCAGCAGGCCACTGATCGTGGCCTTCCGTTCTCAGGGTATCACTTCCTGAAGCAGGAGATCGATCCCGCTGTGCAGGCGCAGTACTACCACGACTTCGCGGGCAACGTGCCCTGCATGCTGGATGTGGAGACCGAAGGCAGCAGCCATCCCACCGTGGACCAGGTGGTTGCCTTCACATTGGCGCTACAGCGCCTTGGCGGGCGTGTCTGGGGGGCTTACATACCTCGCTGGTACTGGAGCCAGATCGGGGGAGATCTGAGCCGTCTGACGGCCCTCGGGGCCGTTCTGATCTCCAGCAACTACACCAGCTATTCGGACACCGGTCCAGGGTGGCAGCCCTACGGTGGAGCAACCCCTGCGGTGTGGCAGTACACCAGCACACCACTGGACACCAACGCATTCAAGGGAACGCCAGCAGAGCTGGCTGCACTTATCAACGGAGACAACATGGACCCGAGCACGCCCCTTACTTTCGACCCGCGAATCACGGGATGGTATCCCGATATCGCCAAGGATGGCGGTGTGTGGACGGGCACCCAAAGCCTCAACGATGTCCTGACCTGGATGGCTGCCCGTGTCGGTCACCTCGTCCACGTGACTGAGAACCTCCAGAAGAGCGTGAACGCCCTCCAGGGCGGTGCGGGCGCCAGCCCACAGGCTGTCGCTGCTGAGACCTTGGCTGAGCTGAAGGCGAAGCTGTGATGAAGCGACTGATCCCCAAGTTCACCGTTCACGATGTGCAAACCGCTGTCATCATCTTCGTGATGGCCTTCGGTGGCGCCCTCCTCAAGGGTGGCCCTATCAATAAGTCCCTGCTTATCTCTGCTGTGGGTGCCGGTCTCGGCGCTCTGGCACACACCTACCTTGGAAAGGGAGCCTAATGAGCGGCTTCGATGACACCAACGAGACTACCAAGGTAGTCTCCGCCAACTACACGGTCCTTGAGACCGACTTCAACGTCTTCGTCGAGGGCCAGACTGGGGCAGTCACCGTGACTCTCCCCAACGCGGCAGCCCTCGCAGGGGCTACCTCCAGTCAGGGCCTGAAGTACACCGGCCGTGAGTTCACCATCACCAAGGACACGGCTGCTTTCACCGTCACCGTGGCTGCTGCTGGTGGCTCGGTTCTTGGCCCCGCCGCCGCGATCACCCTGGCAGCGTCCGCTGAGCACTCGTCCTCCTGGATGTCGGACGGCACCAACTGGTACTGCGTCGCCGCCGTGTAAGACTGCATAGAATTAACCCCCGGACTCTTAAAGAGTCCGGGGGTTTTTGTCGTGCCCGCTTCAGCAGCCCATGTGGCAGCCATTCGTGTGGGATTCACAGTGAGACCCTATGGTCCCGTCACCACAGGCTCCAACTAGGCAACCGTGGTGAAAGCAGGAGTGCTGCTTGTCGCAGTGGGTGTAGCCTGTTGAAGGTGGGGCATCCTTGCTTGGGTCATATGGTGCTCGGTGACTGTGCGGCCTTTTCTTCATGCGTCACATCCGCGCTTACGCCGGTGGCAGTGGACACGCATCTTGCAGAGTACACAACCGCACACGCAGTAGCTGCTCATAAAGCTCCAGTCTATCGCTTGCATGGTCGTCGGAATGGCAGGATTCGAACCTGCGCTCTCCTGCTCCCAAAGCAGGCGCCTTTCCAAGCTTGGCCACATTCCGTAGGCCACCACCGGGTTCCCCAGAACGGAACGTTGTAATAGTAGTTACTTCGGTGGTGGCTTTGCTCTCAGGCCAGGATTCGAACCTGGATCATTTCCCAAAGGTGCTGTCGCTCTGCCATTGAGCTACCTGAGAGTTGCATCCGGGATTTATTTTGGACAGCTTCTGATGCGTGAGCTTTCCGTGGGAGGGGTGGAGTCGAACCACCTATGCGGTTCTCACATTGCCTGCCTTGCTCCACAAGGGCTTACAGCCTGTTTGGTCACCTAGTTCCGAACTTGTCACTCCCCAACAGGTAGCGAGCCTGTCTTCAGCGATGCAAGGGATCAGCTTGCAAAGCCTAGTCCTGCCGCCGGATTCGAACCGGCCTCCGCTTTAGAGTACTCATTGCGGTGTGCAACCATACACTTAGCAGGTGATCTACTCGGATTCGATTGGCTCTTTTCCAATCCTGCGTCACAGTGCCCTTTCGATCCCCGGCCGTGGTCCCGTTGCTGCATCTGGCGGGCCTGGTTGCTGACGCCCCAGGGGCTGGGCTTTGCGTGGCGGAGGTGGGATTCGAACCCACGTCGTACGGCATATGAAACCGCGCTGGAACCGAACTCCAGTCCACTCCGCTTCCGTGACAGAGCCTACCTGAAACGTCGCTCTAGTAGGTTGTCACGTTTCGTACACAGTACGCACCCTGTTGGGTACGGTCCAACGTTGCCGACGCCCGTTGATCAGGTTTTGCTTTGTCTAGAATCTCGCCTGATTGCTCTGCGCACTACGCTTCGCTAGATGGGCTGACTCCCGTAACCAGCCTGTACCGTGCGAGTGGGCAGAGCCCAACCGGTAGCATCTAGCGTCATACCAGCCCACAAGGCTGGTGTTCTTCATATACTGTACTGCATGCTGGCTGCCCTGTCAACCCGGCAGCTACTTCTTGTCTTTTTTGGCAGCCTTCGCAGCCCGCTTCTGCGCTGCAAGCATTTCCTTGGCCCTGGCCACAGCCTCGTCGTAGGCCTTCTTCTCTT